CTGGGTTATGTGTGGCGCGTGGAAGCTGTATCTGGTCTTCAAAGTTACGCTCCATGAAACTCAGCCAGTTCTGTTGGGTGCTGTCAATGTAGCCGGGGTTGCCCAGCCTGTGTTCTTTCCAGTTAGTCCCTGCGTACATCTTTGACTTCTCGGGAGCATTCGGCATGCCTTCCTCAATAAAATCAATAATGACCTCGGGCAACCCGATGTCTCGCAGGCCCTCCGTTAAAACTTCTTCTCGAAGATACTCGAACCAGCTACCTGTAGAAATGTCCATTTATTCAAACTCCATCATTATAAATAGTTGTTTTTATCAGTATCTACGCAAAAGCCTCAGTCTTTAATAGTTCCGCGGTGTCTCGCCAGCTTTCTACCTCATAGGCCGCTCCATTTGGGTGCTCACGCAGCGCTGCCGCTAAAGAGTAGTCGTTACCCGGAAAAGGGATTCTATCGCCTACAAAGTGAATCTGGTTGTGTTCCAGCGCATCTTTAAAATACCTAGGTATAACCTGTGCTTTATCGTTGCCCTTGTTGAAGATGTCGATACTGACTGCACCTCCGATAACAAAGTCAATCTCAGGATATTTTTTACTAAGTTTCTCCACGATTCTCTTTCTTTCTCCAAAGTCTCCATCCCATTCCTTAAACTTTTGGCGCTGTTCTGGCGTGGCGTCTATTCCAACGATGGAGAAATTCATCATGCCGGGGCGCTTTTCTAAATGTGTGCCGGTCTTGATAGGAAATTCTGATCTTGTCACATAAGAACTTAAAGATCGTATAAGATTCTTAGCACCAACAAACTTATTCTCATACATGATATCCCATTCGCTAAATCCGTTTTCATTTACTTGATCGCGCATCTGATAGAACATGTTGCCCATGCAGGGGAAGACGCCAGATGTCATTTCGACTGTTTCCAAGCCAAGCTGGTCAACAAGACGAATGAACGCCCCACCTGAGACAATATAAACCTCTTTACCTTTCATCCATTTCTGAAAAGCTTTACGGAAGGACGGGATAATTTTAGACTTGGCCGGCGTAAGTGTGCCATCCACATCAAATAAGTAGATACGGCTCATCGATCGTAGTCATCCGCAAGTCGCACAACATCATCGAGATGCGGCGTAGAGACTTCCATCAACCTCACCATTTCTTTGCCGGCGCCAAATCTGTGTACTTGGTTGGGCTCGATGTGCAGCACTTGATTAACACTAAACTTTTGTGGTGGGCTGTCCTCGTCGGTCCAATTCAAGAGAGTACCTTCCAGTACATACACAGTCTCTTCTTTCTTTTCGTGGTACTGGAGGGATAACCTTTGCTTTGGTTCGATGTGTAACATCTTTGCCACATAGTCGTCAGTCTCAGCCCATATGTGTTCAAATCCCCATGGCTTTTCTATAATTTTTCTTTTCATATCATCTCCAAAATAGTTGCACACCAACAATAGCGAATGAGAGCAATACACATATCATAGTTTTAACAGTAAACATGCTCTCGTTTAAAAAATACCATGTCAAGGCAGGAAATGTCAAGTAAGACATGCTAAAGATTAAGAACCTCGGGCCCCATACCTCACCCCATTCTTCATAACACATCTTGATACCATACCAAAAACATATCCCAGTAGGTATAGAAAACAACATCGCCGAAAGGATAGGTTTGTCTTTCCACCAATCCCATACAAATTGTGCGTTTAATTGAAACCAACCTAGGGTCTGTCCGAGCGCAAAAAGTGCGCATGCTAATAATATCTTATTCATAGTTAAAAGTTGCTCACTATTAAATCTTCTGCAAGTTCTGGATTTTCAGTTACGAATCCAAATTTGTTAATATAGGTTTTATTATTAAAAAATTTATCGGTAAAGTGGTTATATTTGTATATCAAAACAACTTTTTGGCGTTTAGACAACAAATATTCTCTCATTTTTTCATGATTAAAATAATAAGTTTCAGGAGATCTTACTTTTTTACCTCTTAAAAAGGCTTGTTTGTACTCCCCAGCAGAAACCAGCAGCACACTGCTTGGTTCTAAATGCCCAAATGACACTGTGAAATCTCGTTGATTATCGTAGATCATTTCGATTGTTTTTACAACCGGTGCAAACCGTTCAAGAGTTTGGAGATTAAGAGGCGAAAAGTTATGTTTTGTAACCTCACAATGCGAAAAGTGACCCGTCTCTGAATATCTATTTAATAAGTAAAAAAGTGCGGCGCGTTGGTATGGATCTGTAAATTTGGTATACCATCTATTTCTATAGAACCCGATTTCGGAAACTTTTAAATTATTATGAAAATATTTTATATTGTAGACAAGAGAGTGGGGCGAATTCTGTAAGCACTTCCAAAATTCCCAAACGAAATATTGATTTGAAAACAAGGTTAGATCATGCCCATTTTCCCACAAATCAAATTCTATAGTACCAGCGCTCAGAGCAAAAGCATTTATCTTATGCTCCGGTGCTATTTTCTCTTTTAAGTAACTTGTGCTGACAAAATTATGCGGACACTTCAGGGGAGTCTTCGACATTTTCATTAACCTCTGGTGATTTTGTAGAGTTTTTATTATGTTCGGAAACTTCGTACTCGACATAGGAACCTACTATACCAGCCACATCATTGAGTATATGATCTAAACATGTTAGCTTTTTCCTAGCCTCGTCGATTTCTTTAAGTGTGCTGGATGTCAATATATTTTTTTCTTTCGCATTGGGTAACTTAATGTGTTTAAGTAGGTCTTTAGCGTTGCTATAGATTCTGTCTACTTCGTTCGGTAAGTCGTCAAACTCAATTGAATACTGGATACTCACTCTTTTCATTTTAGCCTCTTATTAGTTTTTTGTTTTGATTTAAGGATCTCTCAATAATATCGGGTGATCCCACGACGACAATCTCAGTGCCAGTATGGCCTCGATTGATCGTAAGTTTGGTGAACCTATGCCCGGCATCGAGATCGTCAGGGAGAACACCTTGTTCTTTTAATTGTTGCATTCTTGCTTCTTCTCTGATCATAACCACATGTTCGGGGTTGATGAATACCTCTCTTAAAGTGTAGTTATCTTTTTTACTTGTCAACATGTTGTTCTGACATATCTCTGTTAATCGAACTAGCATGTTCCCTCCAATGGATATACATCTCTTCTTTTGAGTTTCCATTCGTGACCATTAGCATAAACTTGATAAACATATTGACTCATTGTGCTCAAGTAAACACCAATAGTTGGTCTTTCTGTCATTCGTAATCTCATCCCTTTTTCTGTGTCACACCACAATTCAACACCTTGCGGGATATGAATTAGATCTCCTTGGTTCATCATTTGTCCTCCGTCTGTATGATACCGTAGTTAGTGGTAATCAAAGTGCCGGCACAACTTGAAGCATTCTGCAACGCTGTTTTAGTGACCTTAACTGGATCTATAATACCACCTTCTATCATGTTTGTCAAACAATTGTTCCGGAAATCCCAACCTTGCTTGGATTTAGAATTTATGACCTTTTCAACAATAATGTCAGGGGAAAGGCCAGCGTTTAAAGCCATCTGTGTTATTGGAGCGCGGCAGGCGTTTACCACTATGGAGATACCATAGGATTGATCACTGTGGGGATCACTCCCGCACACTGCAAGATTTTGCGAAGCTCTAAGTAATGCTGTGCCACCGCCACCGACGATGCCTTCATCTTGTGCGGAACGAACCGCTTCTAGCGCGTCTTCAACTCTGTGTTTTCTTTCGGTCATTTCAACCTGTGTGGCGCCGCCTACTTTAATTACTGCGACACCCGAGACTAACCTTACGATTCTCCCCTGCATCAATTCTGCTGCTTGCATATCGTCACAGTTCTTTATATCACTTTTTAGTGACTCAATTCTTTTTTCAATCTCTTCAAAGTCCGCATTACCTCCGACGAAAGTAGTCGCGTATTTGCTTCCTTCGGCACTTTTTGCAGTGCCCAAATGTTTAAGCTGAACTTCACTTAGTTTTATTCCAGATTCTCTGGTAATGAAAGTAGCTCCAACCGAGGCTGCTAGGTCGCTCATCGTGTCTCGCCGCTCATTACCGTAAAACGGCGCCTTGATAGCGGCGATCTTGAGTGTTCCGCGCATGGCATTCATAATCAGTGCTGCTAACGCTTGACCTTCCACCTCTTCAGCAACGATAACAAGTGGCCGGCCTTCCCTTGCAATCATCTCTAAGATTGGCAGTATGGGCTCAACGGCATCAATTTTATAGTCGGTAACGAGGATTAAAGGCTCATCGTGTGACATAACAGAGCGTCTCTCATCGGTGATAAAGGCAGAGGCAGCAACGCCGGCTGGTACTTTGAAGCCTTCTTCAATATCAATTGAGGTGTCAAGTGAACGAGACTCTTCAATTGTGATTGAGCCGTCTTGGCCAACCTTGTCGATAGCCATGGCAACCAAATCTCCAATAACTGAATCGTTATTAGCCGATATTGTAGCGATGTGCTTGATGTCTTCGATGCTAGTTACCGGAGTAGACATCTCTGTGAGGTTTTCGCATATTGCCCTCACCGTATCCATGATACCTCTCTGCAACTCTACAGGCGCAGCGCCGGCAGCGATATGCTTTTGAGATTCCTGTAAGATTGCTCTTGCGAGTATAGTCGAGGTAGTTGTGCCATCGCCCGCTGTTTCATTGGTTTCAATAGCGGCTTGGCGCGCAACCTGTACGGCGGCATTCTCGATTGGATCTTTAAGCGCAACAAAGTGAGCGACTGTCACACCGTCTTTGGTCACAAAAGGCGCCTTATCCTTTTCTTGCAATAGAACATTTCTGCCGCGTGGACCCAATGTGGAACCCACATTGTCGGCCAATATATTGACCCCGTTCATGATTTTTTGTTGTAATGACTGGTTGTTGTCGTATTCGCGACTCATTTACACCTCTAAGTTATATCTATTATAATCACTTTTGCAGTAAATGTCAAATGTTTTTATTCAAGATCGTCTTTCTTTTCTCCGGCGGTCTGTTCTGCTGCAAGTGTGTCAACAATAGCCTTACCATCTGTCTGTGCTTGCATGTTCGCGTTCATTGCGGTTGAGCGCCGATCTGCGCTAAAGTATTTACCAATATTTTTGGTAAACTCTTCTGTTGTCTTTAAGAGAGCTACAAGGTTTTCACCCATTAGTTCGATATAGATATCGGTGCAGGCTTTGATGTTCTCATCGCTTAAATTAAGCTCACCATAATAATCAACATCGGCAATGTTGGCTAGCTTTTCTGTGGCCGCGGCACTGATTGACCATTGCTTGCCACCGGTTCCGCCCTTGGCTTCCATAAGTGCGCGTTCGTGTTCCATCATAAGCTTCTCTCTTTCGTGGAATTCACCGAAATAAGATTCAGCAAGTGGCTCTGGTTGCTCGGGCTGCCCAGGTTTGTATTCAGCATAGCCGGCTTTGTATGTTTTTAATGCTGCACTAAGCGCTCTTTTCTGTTTAGGATCTTTCAGCTGAGGTGCCCGGGCTTCAAGCCAGCTTTCAAAATCAGGTTCTTTGCCTGCAGCAGCATCAGCAAAGCCTTGCTTCCGCGCAGAAATCCTTTCTGCTCTTGTTAGTTCTCCACTATATTGTTTCTGTTTTACCTCTGGATCTTTAGGTTTGCTAGCTTCGGGATTAAAACCACCCTGATCGTCTACATTCTTCTTAAACATCCCTAGAGTTTGGTTGTATCCGGGAGTTCGCAAAAGAACATCTCGCATCTTGATTATTTCTTCTTCGCTGCCTTTCCATACCCCAGCAAGCGCTTCAAGCGCTTTAGCTTGATCTCCAAGGAGATCTTGATTGCCGGATGCTAACATAATCTCTACAAAATTTCTACGATTGATAACGAATTCAAGCAACATCAGTTCTGTAACACTGCCGGCGTCATCGGAGTTTTTTCGACCAATCAAGTATTTGATGTTGTCAACACCGGTACCGCCGCGAATAAACAAGTAATCAATGAGGTTGGTAAAGCTTCCGTGAATAGGTGTCTTGGGGCTCAACAATTTAAGACTAACTGGTTCGCCATCGCCAGCAACAAAGTCCTCAATAGGCAATGTTCCACCGACACGACCAGCGATCTGTTTACCGCCTGTGACTGCAGCCATGAATCCTTCAAAGACGAAACCAGAAGACGACTCACTATAGTCGTTAAGACACGCTTGCAGGGACTCCAAGATCATCATCATGTTTAGGATAGTGTTGAATCTCTTGCCGGTGCCTTTTCGCTGTGCCCGGGCAGGATCGGCAAAACTGTTGATGTGATCTATTCTTTCCTTGATCGAGCCTTTTCTGGTAATAGACGCGAAGATTCTGTCAATGTCTTTTCTTGATTGGCTGTCAGGGTCTCCCCACGATTCGTTGGGGGTCAGCCTAGGTAGCGATAAGCGTACACTAAAGCCTTCTCGGGCTTCTTCTTGGATCAAGGTGGCGCCGCGAAGCACCTCGTTGACAGATGCCACGATCTGTTCTAATTCTGTAAGCGGTGAGATTGTTTCGTCTTTTTCTCTCACCTCAATAAACATATCTCTAATATAATCTGACACCTGTATACTCCTTAAATAATTATGTCTGCGATTCCCAATTCGACCGCTTCTTCTGCGGATAAGTAAACATTTACTTTTCGTTCTAGAAGTTTCTTTAAATCTTTCTTACTCATACTTGTTTCGGCCACTAACGCTTCAATGTAATCTTTCTGAATTTGCTGCATCGCTTCCATCTCGTTTGCAAGATTAGGAAGAGAGCCGTGGCTCCCACCAATGACAGAGTGTATCATCACTCGGCAGTACTTGCCGATCTTTCTCTGGCCTTTCGTGCCTGCTGCTAAGAGCAGAACACCAGCGGACATAACTTTGCCCATTCCTATGGTGTGAATCTCGGTTGATTCGCGTACTTGTCTCATTACATCATAAAGCGCGAACATATCATCAGCAGAGCCGCCGTAGGTGCAGACATAAAAACCAATCGGCTTTTCTTCTTCGCGCACTCTGTTGACCTCGTCCAAGTACAGCAGTGCATGTACAAGCTCAGCTACCTTTTCATCCATTACCTCACTGAAGAGTCCTATTATTCTTAAGTCGGGCTCTTTCTGCGGGGTGCCTCCAAGCAGTTCTTGAAGGATTTGTTCTTGTTCTTCTACCGAAAGCGCAGAAGGGGTCTCTTTCTCTGGCTCACCAGAAGAGAGGCTATCTACTAATTTTCTTATTTTGTCAATCATGATCGTGTTTCCAAAAGTTAAATGCTTCCTGTTTCTTCTCTTTGAGAAAACGCATTGAAGAATCCCAGTCCTCAAACTTTAAATTTTCTCTATAGAATTTAGGGTGCATATTAATTAGGTAATTTATTGAATTATCCTTTAAAATAGCAACTTCTCTCTCGACCTTTTTGTCAATTTGGTTACAAACTGGTGCCATCTCCTTAGTACTTTTGCGAATACCTGCTGAGAAATATTTAACCTGCAACAGGCTCTCAAGTATTTTAACCATCGCTGACAGATAAATTATCTGGGTATAAAGTATCAGGGATAAACTTATCCTACTGGCTCTTGCAAAATAAAATGTTTTACAAGTTATGTATCCAAAAATAAAGACTAAAAAGTATAACCACCAAGGGCCCATGGTATCCTCCAAAAAAAATAACCACTACTGAGAGTGGTTATTATATCATCCTACCGTAGATTTGTCAACTACTTGGATGTCATTCTCTTCATAATTTTTTCAGCGAGCTGATCAATCATGTCTTCTTTGCTTTGCTTGCTTTGAAGGCGAGCAGCTACGCGACGAGCAACTTCGTTGACGACCTCTTCTTCGGAACCTTCATACATCTTCATTCCGGGAGGGTCTTCATCCATGGCTTCTTCATCGTCGGCACCCATGTCCATGGCCATATCGTCCATCTCTTCTTCACCACCTTCTAAGTCAGCTTCTTCTTCATCAGAATCAACAGTGACTTCGTCGCCAAGGACATCTTCAAGAGCGCCTTCAAGTGCGGATAAGAAATCATCGACGGAGACCATTTGGCCGGCGCCGGCATCAGCGTCCATACCCATCTCAGCGTCCATCTCATCATCTCCCATGTCCATCTCGGCATCGCCCATATCCATTTCAGCATCGCCCATATCCATCTCGGCGTCTTCCATGTCCATTTCTTCTTCGTCCATCATATCCTCGTCATCACGAGCACCGGGGTCTTCGGCGTACATTTCAGCAAGCTTGACATCACCTACCGGTCCTATATTAGCAAGTTTAAGAAACTGGCGGACCTCAGCTTCGGTAAGTAAAGTTTTACGCGACATTAAAATTTCTCCTTTTCATTAATGAAATTCTATGAGTAAATAGTATCATATATTCGATTATCCCATATCTTTGAAATAAAATAAATCTGTATTTTTGATTTTCTTCAAAGCACTACTCTCTATTTGCTTAACTCTGGCGAACGATATATGTAATCTGTCACCAACTTCCCTTAGAGTCATACGGCCATTTTTATAAACTGATATAAGGCTGCAGTTATATTCATCCTTATAATCTATAAAATATTTGCACTCTGTTTTACAACATGTTTTTTTCTTTTTCATGCAGACTCTACTGCACTTTAATAATCCATCGCCTTTCATAAATCTGGAAACTCCTCTGATATAAGGTCGAATATGTTATCCACCTGATCATTGGATAACCCGAGGTCCTGGGTAATTTGTTTACCGGTCTCTCTAAGTTTGATATTTCTTTGTTTTTTCTGCTTAGATAAGTTACCGGCATTTACAACATAGTCTCTTATCCTCTCATCATCTTCCAAATACCCGGTAATCAGGTTTCTAAAAAACTTTGCTTGTGTCATCCCGTCGTCTTTTAACTTTAAAGTTAGTTGGGCGTGTCTATGATCGGTATCCGTGAAAATTATTCTCTTACTGTTCTTCCCATATTCTATATTATCAACCATAACCTACCACGACCTGTTAAGGATATGAGTTTTACTTTCTCCCAAGCCTGCACTTGTTTGAATAACGAAGCGGGCTTTTGATTGTAACTCTGGTATGGTTCGGGCGCCACTATAAGATAGGCCGGAGCGAATACCTCTCATAATATCTTCCAGAAGCTTATCTACACTCCCGCGGTACGGCACCCTAGCAGACACCCCTTCGTGTGACGAGTATCGACCTCTCCAGTTAAGCTGTGCTTCTTTGGATGCCATGCCGCGGTACCGCTTCCACCTCGTTCCGTCGCTTTCTTCAATTATCTTGCCGGGTGTCTCATCGGTACCAGAGAACAGTGATCCACACATAACGGCGTCTGCGCCGGCGGCTAAGGCTTTGACCATATCTCCAGAATTCTTAAGTCCGCCATCAGCAATGATTGCCACATCACGGTCAGTTTTGGCACATTCAAATATAGTCTGCAGCCCGGGCATGCCATGGCCAGTCTGTACACGCGTGGAGCAAATAGAACCGCCCCCAATATTACATCGTACAGAATCAGCACCCCAATCGGATAGATCGTTAACTCCTTCCAAGGTGGCCACATTGCCCGCCATAATATGAAAGCTATTTCCAACTTCTTCCCTAAGAGAGCCTATTGCCTCTTTCATTAAAATATGGTGTCCGTGAGCCACATCAATACATAGAAAATTTACGCCGGCATTTATTAACATAGTGGCTCTTAACAAAAAGTCATCGGAGATACCAACAGCGCCGCCAATATTAATTTCTGTTTCGGCTGTCTCGCGAGCCATGGCCACGATTCTGCACTGTTCTTGGATGCTGTTATACCTATGGATGATTGCGGAGCCACCAAATTGCCCTATTGCAACTGCCATGGGCGCTTCAGATATTGTATCCATGGGAGATGATAGTACCGGAGAATCTAATACCAGTCCGTTACCCAGATTAGTCTCTAGAGACACTTCTGTTCGGGATCTGATGTCTGAGTATTGGGGGATGAGCAGCACATCGTCGTACGATAAAGTTTTGTTCATAATGCCTCCTGTGTAATAAAGCTACAAATCTCACTTGTTTTATACCAAGTTAAATCATTCGGAGATTCTGGTTCTGGCATTAAAACAACTTTTGGTCTCCTTTTTCCTATATTCGTGTGTATGACAAAAATAGTAGGGACCCCTTTAAATCTTAAGGTTTTTTCAAGCTCGGGGTAATCGTCGATATTGTAGGCAAAGAAGTGTAGACTTTCGTATTCTTTTTTCTTTGATATATCAACAAAGTAGTCTTTTAAACTGTGACATAAATGGCAATTATTGGAATAGAACTTAAGCACAAAAGTTGCATTTTCTTTGATCTCACCTTTTAACAAACGGTCTAGAGCATCACGGGTTATTCGGGTTACTGCCACCTATCACCTCCTTGGCTGTGTTCATGCAATCTGGACAAAACAATCTGATCACCTCTTGCTTAACGAGGACAGACCATGATTGTACCATTTTTTTATTCTTCTTGTCAAACTCTTTTTCGCATACTACGCATTTTTCCGGTAACATACCAAATTGAGTCATCTGCTGGGCCATTTTCTCTTGGGCCTCTGGGCCGGCATGCTTTTTCATAGCCCTTCGTTGTTTACGATTCACTTTTCTTGCCTCTGTGTTTCTGCGACTTTCGGTAAGTCGAAGAGCGCTTCATTAGCTCATCATGGTCCGGAGGGACCATGGGCTCTTCTTCCTCTTCAACCTCCACTTCAGTTGGCAGCTCTTCGGGCGTGTTTGAATCGACTTCATCGCCAGTTTGCTTGGCCAGTGCACCCGAGTACTGTTGTAGGGTGACCATTGCCCCCTCCAATTGAGCCATAGCAATGGCGTGTTGTACGATCTGGTCTGTGGTTTCTACCGTTGCGGGTCGATGGTATAAATCTTTGATGATACCAAATCTTTCTGTCGCTTTGGCTCTAAGTTTCATTATAGCTGCTTGTAAAATTTCTTCAGTCATCGGTTCATCGCTCCAAAAATTTGCCTCTGGTTTGAGCCGTCGAATACGACGACTGCCGATGGGAAGGGTGCACTATTTTCGCTATCACCAAATTTAAGCCTGCCTTTAATGAAGTGTACTTCATCGGCTCTCATAACATACTCGTGCCAATATTTAGTATCGGTGCGTGCTGGGATCAGCATCACCACTTTCGTGCCCTCCTTCCGAGATTCTTCGTATGCTTTCTTAATCCACTTGTCGATGCCGCGGCCATAAGGAGGATTAACGAAACTAGCGAATCCTTCCCAACTCTTGCCCAATCCATCCTCTGCTTCTGTGAAGAAGTTAGCACATTTCGTGTTGGTGGAGTCTGCACACGGATCCAAATCAAATGGTCCATAGCGCCAATCTAGTTTGTTAAAAAATTCTTGGGGGGTTGCCCATTGTCCCGTCTTGGACGAGAACATTGTCAGTTGTGTACTTTTATTCATTTAATTTCCTTTTGTTTAAATAAGTGTTCGTGAATGTGACACAGAACACCATGATAAGTTGTACCCTTTCCTGATCCTTTCATCTGGAGGTGAAAAAAGCTTTTACCATCTGGGTTTTTTAGATGGATTGCTGTGTTATTATAAGTCCAATTAGCGTTCTCACAATACGCCATGATTTGTTCCGTGTTCAAAACTTGGCCGTTGTAAACCACATAATCAATATTGTCTTTCCCACAGATCACATAACGGACAATCTCTTTTTTATTATTCTCCAAAAACAACTTGAAAGATTCTACGGCCCCAGACGATATCTCATCCATTTTATACCGATTTCTTGGCATGTGGTTGAAAGATTGATCTCCAAAGAATTTGTTTACAAACTCAGCCTGCAAATCATTTAGTTGAAAATCAGAAGTAAACTTTCTCTTGGTGGTCAAGTGAACCTGCGTGGACCTAGAGGTCGTGTTCTTAATACTCCAATTGGTGCCGTCTAACGGGTGTGTACCGTCGATTTTAGTCTGAGAGCCTCCTATCTGTACAAGCCCAAACTGTTCGCAAGTAAGGGCCTCTACAGGGCCGGAGTTTTGTTCGCGGATTCTTCTACCAATCTCAACCTTGTTCACTATTCTCTCCTTGGATAATGTTTAGGTTGTCGAGAATCGTATCAATCTCGATGGTTCCCGTGTGGAGCCGATATGCTTTGACAGCAGCACGGATCTCATCAGTGTTAAGCCATCCGTTTTCCTTGAATTCAGATCGCAGTTCTCGGCGTTGTTCCTTGTAGGGTTCGATCGCCTCTTCGATAGCTTTGAGTGATCGAATATACTCTTTTACATATTGTTTTTTTTGCTCGTAAGTGCTAGCCATTGTTACCTCCTAGTGACTATACATAAAGTATAACACTGTATGGGGGTGGAGTCAAGCTTGAACTCTAAAAAGATGCCATATAAATTTTTTCACCAAGTCATCCCTTTGACCTTCAGTTTCACATTCAGCAAATTTATAGTTATAGGTCGTTTTAATTTGTTCTATGCTGTCTCTCAAGGAGTCTCTCTCTTTGCGGAACCACCGAATTTGCAGTGTGTAGTTCTCGGGAATATATATGTTGTATTTTTTTGCGAGCTGAATAAGTTTAAAGTAGTCTTTTTTATCTAGAGCACTCTTGGCCAATGTAAAGTCAAAAGCCAGCTTCCGTTTATATTCATCATCGGCAATATAATTTTCAATCCTGTCAGGGTGGAGCTGCAAAGCTAGCTTTTTAAATACTTTGTGGAAATCTTCATGAAGTTTCTTAAAGATGCCTCGCTCTTCTACTGTTTCTTCGACTGCCGGCTCTTCTTCGGGTGTATCAATCTTTATCATAGAAGCACTCCCTGAATATTCGGCGACGGGTGTTTCGTCGACCTCTTCGGGAGGGATGCCGTAAAGATTAGATAGCCTTTCTTTATTGTCGTTGTTTAGCTTATCAATGTCGATTTCATTTCTAGCACAAAACTCACGGTAGTATGCTTCGAATTCACCGCCGGCGCCGCTACTAATGTCTTCAAGCAAATCCCATTCTTCGTAGAGATACTCTAATTCATTCAGTAGGCGGCGCCACTTAATTTTTTTGGTCTTAAGCATACACCTTAAGTAGTTTTACTTAAAGCTGATCTTAACTGTCGCCTCTATTTTAAGATCGGGCACACGCAAATGATTGGCTAATTTGTGTTTCTTGCAGTCTTTTGCGTCCAAAAACCAATCGGCGTGACCTTTCTCGTGTACAATGTCAAGAAAATAATCTTCGTCTTGTCCACAGTTTTCAGCCATCATGTGGTAAATCTTTTGATTTAGCCTGTCTGTCTCTTCAGCACTGACTTTGACTTCTTCGACTTTTCCCCACGCCATCGAACTCACATCGTGAATCATGAGGGTTGCGTCCTCGTCCATAAATCTCTTGCCCGGAGCACCAAAGCTGAAGAGGATGGCACCACATGACATGGCTTTACCTTGTACAATTGTAGCAACGGGGATCTTGGAATGCTTGATGTCTGCTATCATCGACATCAGGCTGTATACCTGACCACCGTAACTGTCGATGATGACTGGGACAACCGGCTGTCCTGAGTTTTGTGCCTTGCTCATTAAAGCTGAAAAGCTCTTTGCAGAGGCTTCATCAAATTTGGTGACTCTTATAACAATTGGTAAGTCGTCAACAAACTTTGGCTCCTTTAAGAGCGGGCTAAATGTTTTAAGTATATTCATGTTTATCCTAATAGTTTAAATGTTTTACCGACTGCATAAGTCGAGAAGCCCCAGTTCTCATCATACTTAAGACGAGCCATGTATGGGCGGTTGAGATGAATAACATCTTTCTGTGGCTTGATACCCCAGCATCTGATGCGGGTTGATTCGTTGTTAGAATCGATTACCTCTACAATCCAGTAGTCTTTACCGTTCTTGGTTTTCCTTGGTGTAATCTTGCGAGGTATGAACCAGCACACCTGCAACCCTTCGTCATACTCTGAGATTGGGGGGATATACCTATCTTGAAGCTTCTGCACAGTTTCTGCTGTAATCACAAGGTTGATCGGAAACACTCCCGTCAGATCAGTCTTGAATTGAATAACCTCTGCTTCGCTAAAGTCTCCCTCTGGTCTGAATAACTCAATGTTGTCTCCAAACTTTTTAAGGTTCTTCGGTCGCTCGACCACGCAGGCTGACCAGAAATGTTTACGGCCGCTGAAGCGATCATCGACAATGTTATCCAAAGCGCCACCACGACACAGGGCATCTAATGCTTTCTTGTTTAGTTTGGAGTAAGAGACATCCTCTCGGAACAATAGATCCTCTGCGTTTATGAAAGGTCGGTTGTCTAGAATCTGTTCAATAGCAGACATGCCAAGCCCCTTAATAGAGGTGAGTGGTTGAATGAGCGTCTTACCATCCTCGCTGATCTCCCATACAGTACCTGACTTATTGACATCGAGCGGTGCAATATCAAAGCCAAATTTCTTTGCGATGTTGATTGCTTTCTCTTTGCGAGTCTCTGGTTCCTTGTCCAAGAATGCTGCCATCCACTCTGCGGGATAGTAATTCCATAGCCATGCACACTGGTATGAGATAATTGAGTACGACACTGCGTGTGATTTGTTGAAGCCGTAGCCGGAGAAGAACTCAAACTTATCCCAGAGCGATTGGGCTTCGTCTCTGTTGATATCTTTGGCAACGCAACCTTTGATAAACTTATCATGCAGCTTGCCTTTGACACTGTTCTTGCCGGTACCCTTCTTAGTCAGCACCTTACGAAGCATGTTACCCTCATCGAGGGTCAAGCCACCAAGCTTGTGAGCCAACAGAGCAATCTGTTCTTGAAAGATTAGGAACCCGAAAGTCTCTTCGGTAATCTCTCTCGCTTCTTCAGAAAGATACTTGATATAGTGTGGGCTTTCCTTGGCCTCCACATAGTCAGCATCAACGCCGGCAGACAGTGGACCCGGTCGGAAGATCGATGTGATAGCAGACAGGTCAATGATGTTGTTCGGCTTTACCTTTGTGCAAAACTGCTGGGCGCCGTGCTCCGTGAACTGAAAGATACCAGCCCACTTACCGGGATGGAACACATTGTCATATACCTCTTTGTCGTTAAGATCCATAACATCAGGGTGCAATGTTTCTTCATAGTAATCTCGGATCTGCGCAAAGGTCGGCTCTTCAACTCCGTGATGGCGTTTGAGGATATGGTAGATAGCCCCCTCCATCATCTTGAGTGTTGACAAGCCGAGCAGGTCGAACTTAATGAAGCCCATGGGCTCAAGGTGCCTAACATTCTGCCCCTCTGCCCAAGGCGCCTGACGAACACCACCTGAATTAATCAGCGGCATACTCTGGTCTAGGTTCTCCGCGATAACAACACCGCCGGCATGCCGAGAGCAAGAGCGTACTTGTCCTACAAGTCCCTCAACATGAGTCTTTACCTCCGGGTGCATCGCAAGGTATCTTTGGAGTGTCGGAGAGAATTCCATCACCTCTTCCCATGTGGGAACATAGACCCCTGCTTTGATTCCGTGTTTCTGTTTAGCCGCCGGCGTTGCCTCGCGGATCATGATCGAGGTAACTGTGTTGACCTCGGTGAATGGAATGTTGTATAGCTTTGAAATATCTTTGATTAAAGATTTGAGCTGTAATGTATTCCAGTTGGAGATAGGTGCAACACAATCCTGACCCCACATCTCAACAAGCTTTTCTTTCAAGGCCATCGAATCAGATACATCATAATCGATATCAGGATAGTCAGTAGCATCCGACCGCAAGAAGCGAGAGAACAGAAGCCCATGTTTGATTGGGTCTACCTGCGTGATATTCAAGGCGTACGCCACCAGAGAGCCGGCTGCAGAGCCGCGGCCCGGGCCTGGAAGCATCATCCCTGTTGCGACATCCACAATAGATTTCATGGTCAAGAAATACTTAGAGAACCCTCGATCGTCGATTACATGCAACTCATGCTTAAGGCGGTCTGTGTATTCTTTGTTCGTGTGTAGGCCTTTATCTTTCAGACCTTCAAGTGCA